ATTTGACCTCTCCAAAGGGTGAGCTCCGTACTGTTGACAAATTGCTTGCTGAGGATCCTAAGGACAGGAAGACCAGAACATTTATGCCTGGTTGTCTGTTGCTTCATTTGGTTTCTCTCATGCTTTATGGTGATCAGAATGATCGTATGCTCAATATGGCTGGTGAGCGTGAGTGGAGTGCTGTTGGTATGACACCATGGTATGGTGGGTGGAATGGTATGGCTGGTTATCTTGAATCAGACAGTGGTGAGGATAGTCCTTCAGTTATTAAGAATTTCTCATGTTTCGATGTTAAACATATGGAGAGTTCACTGAATGATGCTATTCAAACTGACCTCAATGCAATGCGCAATGAGTGTCTTGCCTGGGGCAATGATTTGATGGGTCGGACGCCGGAGTCAAAGCGTGTTATTAATATGCTAACCTGGTATCAAGTCCAATCCACCCAGTTGTATATAGTCGGTGTTAATGGCTGGTTGTATTTCCGTAGCTGCGTAAATCCTTCGGGAAAGTTGAATACATTGATGGATAACACTTTGGCCCTTATGCTAGTGTTTTTGTATGTCATTCCCACGCAGTTTGATACTGTTCAGGAGATACTTCAAGTGTATAATACCACGCCAGCCAAGATGGTGGGGGATGACTCCATCATCCGAGATCGCCCTTGGCTTCGCATGTTGATAATTCGTGCTCGAGACCTTGGGTTTGATATAAGGTATGAGTGTCCTACTGGTCCATTGGATGATGCTCATTTCCTTAATGCTGGTTTTCACCGATCTGGAGGCATGTGGTTTTTTCGGCCTAATTTTGATAAGATAAGGGCTTCAGTATTCTTTTTGTTTAAGGCCAAGAGCTGGAGACTCTGTTATGTCAAGGTTTGTGCTTATCGACAGCTCGTATGGCCCTTTGATGCGTATCGTCAGGAAGCTGATAGGTTCCTCCAGTACATCAGTACTCATCATGATAATGAGATGAGGAATGAGGTTCATATGGATTCCCGATTGAGTTACGAGGCAGCGCGATCTGCGCTGATGAGTGACGCGGAAAATCGTTTTCTTCACTCTGGACTTGAGCGTGCGGGTGGTAGTGTTCATGTGCCGGCTTCGGTGTGTGAGTATGATTACTTGCGAATTCGTCCGGAGAGGGTTGAGTTGTTTGATGTGTGGGTAGAGAACTGGTGTGCCGCGGCCATGAGTACTCTAAATTAGTTTGGTTTCACTGGCGCCTTAATGATCTTTGCAGTTGAAATATTCTAAGTTCCCACTTAGAAATTGCTATGTGTCTTCTTTGTGCTGTGGTTCGTTATCTTTCTTATGCCTGTTGTTGCTGTTTTGTTACGTGTTCTCACTGTTTTACTGTCTTTAGTGCGTGTAGAAGCAGACCCTGCTCCTGTAGGCTCTGTTCGTATACTCACAGCCGTAGAGGTGTTTTATTATCTCCTCGGCATAGCGTATTTCCTTCTTGAGATTGTGCGTGCATCGTAGTAATTTGTTTGTTGTGTGATTAAGATGTCTATTGCTGATGTTGCTAAAGGTGAGAGAATGTTGGCCAAGATTGGAGGTGCTCTTGGGATAACACCCGAGGGCACTCAATGGCTGAAGGCTGCTGTTGATCCTTTTCATGATACGCCGTTGCAGGTTTGTGGTTATCCTGATACTAACGAGGCTTCATCTGTTGTCCAAGTGGTTCGGGTATCCGCACAAGTTTCTGCTCCTGCGGCTGCGACGGGTAACTGGGATTGTCACTTTCATTCGTTTCCTTGGATGTCTGTGACTCCCGGTGCTGTTGGGGTAATTCAAGGTAATTCCTTGGCTCCGACTACAGCAGGTTTCGGTCCTATTCTCTTTGCAGGAACCAACGTGCCGACCGATAGTTCCTCTTGCCCCATGGGGAACATCGGCTATCACGCAGTTCCTGCCGGGAATCCCACCTGGCTTTCGAACGCTGTTCAACCCAATGTGCAATTTCCCCTGCTGTCTACTTTGGGTCCTTATTTGACAGGGGAATATCGCATCATTGCTCGTGGTTGGGAGGTTATTAATACCACGTCCGAGCTTAATATTCAGGGTCTTGTTACTGTTTATCGAGAGCCTTACCCAGATATTGATTCTGCTAAGTCCACTTTGGTCTATCGTGCGAGCAGTTCAACAAATGGGAATGGTCTCTTTGGTTATCCTGATGTGCTTTGGGACGTGTTTCCTCCTCAGAGTTCCGGTTCTGCCCTCTTATTGGATGGTTCCAAACAGTGGAAGGCTAAGGAGGGTTGTTATATTGTCGACACGTTAAATTCGGAAGAGATTCCGACTGGCCCTGATATGACGTGTATGGCTCTGATCCTCCCTACTACTGATCCACAGTTTGTTAATAATGCTGTTGCGCTTTATGGAGGTGGTTGGAATCAAGTATTTGCTATTCCTCCAACTACCCCTACGAACAACATTTATGCCTGGTCTCCGAATGGGCTTTTGCCTACTAAGTTTAACCATTCTGGAGCATATTTTACAGGTTTGAGCCAATCCACTACACTTCAACTTAATGCCATTTACTACATTGAGCGGTTTCCTACTCAACAGGACACTGATCTCGTGGTTTTGGCTAAGCATTCGTGCCGCTCTGATAATGTTGCCCGTTCTTTGTACTCTGAGATCATTCGTGATATGCCTGTTGGTGTTCCTCAGAGGATGAATGGAATGGGTGAGTGGTTTGCTGATGCTGTTTCTTCTGCTGCCAACTTTGTTGCTCCTGTCCTTGGTGCTATTCCAACCCCGATAACTCAAGGTTTGTCGGGGCTGGCACGGACTGCTGGCAATGTGGCTGCCCAACTCGGATCAAAGCGGGAAGCGCCTTCGGTCTATTCTGCTACTGGTGCTAACACTGCGGTTAAATCCAAAGTGAAGGCGCCGGCTAAGAAGAAGAAAGCTGTTGTGGTGCAGAAGAAGAAGAAGAAGTGAGTAATGTCGGCAAGGGGAAGTCCAAGTGTGTGTGTGTGTAAGTCAAGTTTGTTTTTTTGCTTTGACCACTATCATTAACTTGTTGTGAATGTGAGCGTACCAGTGCGCAGACGGGTGATAATCCCGAAAGCGTGCGTTTGGAGTACTAGTAACTATTAGCATTAGAGTCCCCAGGCTCCAGATCAAGAGTGAAAACTGATCCCTCCCCGATGGAAAAGTCCAGTAAAATGGATCTTAGTACAAAGGGGAGATGGCCCTGAGCATGGCTTAAACTGCTCCTCAACCCTGGTGGGTGATCGCGTCCTAAGGAATTGCTTAGTTCTTCGCGGACCCAATATACCAGGTGTTGGAGTGTTTGCATATTCCTTTCTACCCAACTACACTTACCGTGTTAGACTTTAACGAGCTTCGTGTGTTGTAGTGGTAGTAGGAACGCAATTACCTCATTAGTATGCGTAAACCGTGAGGAGCGCGCGCTGTGATTGGCGGTTTTTGACGTTTTAATCTTGTAGGCGTTTTTGGTACTTCTGAGAGTTTGGCTGTAGGTTCTCGTGCCTGATGGGTTCC